ATTTGCATGCCGCCCATGTTGCCCATTTGCATATTGCCAAAACCACCTGTTATTTGTTGTCCACCAGGCAGTGCATTATTTACGTTGCTGCTTCCCATGTTGGGAGGGACAAACTGAGGAAACTGACGTTGACGTGTTTCTTCTACGATGTCACGTCCAGATTGACCATCATTATTCACAGCACCCAGATTGCCTGGAGCGCCAGGAACATTAGAAATACCGCTGTAAAACATCTGCTCTCTCTATTTGAATCTATTCTAATCTTCGTTAACTTCGTACCCAGCGGAATCATTCAGTTTGTTTAGCACGATCCCATTCCCTTTTACATTCCATTCAAGCAAGTCTCCTTCTAACCAGCGGAGTTCTTCCATTAGCTCTTCTGGAAAAGTGATATACAAATCCCCTCCTAAGTTTTCCTCTATTTCTAATACGTAGCTACTCATCCTGAATTTGCCAAAATCTTTTCAATAAGCTTATCAAGCTTATTATTGATTTGGCGGAAGTTCTCTTGCATTTCTTGAATTTCTCGAATGAAATCTGCTTTTAAGACGTATTCGACAGGCAGCTTACTGATCTGAATGTCTAGTTCATTCAATTTTTCCTCCTGTTCATCAATCCGACCATTCAAGTAGCGCACCCGATCAGTGGTACGCTCAATCAATTTAGTTGCCAACCAAGATCCTGCAGAGCCCGCCGCAACTAACGCTGTTATTAAAACAGCTAAATATTCGGCAGTCATGGCTATCTATACCTCTCTCAATAATCTAATTGTAAGCGACCTTTCTTCATTAGGCCGTTTACCAACCAAACCAATGAATCTACACAGTCATCATGACTACTAACACCAAAGTTAGTGAGTTCTTCATACATAGCGGTGAAGTTACGGAAACGATTGAAGATGATTTTTCTATCCTCGAACAGGCCCATAATTCCACGGAATCGGGCGAGCTTATCGGCGCGGAATCCTTTGACTGCATGCCAGTTGAGATTGTAGAGACTTTCGTTGGTGAGACAGATACGTTTGAAGTCGGCTTCCAAGGAAGCTTGGTATTGAACTGCCTCACTCCAGATGTCACAAGTTGAAAAGGTTGGATAGTAATTACCGTTATCATCCATGCCTAATACATTCCAGTCATTAAGCAGCTCTTTTAAAGCATCTAGTTTTTCTAGGTTGCCCATGACACGTAAGCGGCGATAATCAATGATGTGAATAGTATCTCCAATACGACCACCAAGAACCATAACGGTGTAATCATTTTTCTCTTTAGTGCCAGCTGAAAGATCAACTCCCACACCCAACGTGTCAAACTCGGTGGCAATCTCTGCTTTTACAATTAGCTCTGGTGCAAGTGACAGTTCGTTTTGACGAACCACCTGGTTCATGTACTGGAAACTAAATGCAATAGGTGCTTGGTGTTTCTTTTCTTTCAGATACTCTAGTGACCACATCTCCGGCCAATAGGATTCCTCATCTCCTGTTTTGGGATCATTATTAATTGCAGACAGGACTATCTGTGTCCAGTTGTTCTGTTCATTAAAAGTTGTGCTGTGAATATCGTCATGACGGAAGCGCGTTCCTAAGCAGATGGCCCTCCCTCCTTCAAACATCGTTGGTGCAATAACAGCATTCCAGTTGTCTTGCATTTGTCTGCGGATGTCTGGATTGCCGATATCCGCTGCTGACTTGATAGCGTCATCAATCATCACTAGATGAGAACGCTTCGAGGTCACTGAACCTTTGAGGCCAGCTGCACATAATGTGAACTGTTCATCAGCTGTGGTATCAATACCCGCAAACTTATGGTCAATAGACCAGTATTCATTACTGGTTACGTTCTTCATCAAGCGAACAGTAGGGAATACCTCCTGGTACCGCTTGCTTTCAATGATGCGTTTAATTGTTGCTGACTTAGATCTAGCAATATCAACCGTATAACTTAGGTACAAGATCTGTAGCGGTTGTTTCGCTGCAGTATGAATACCTATCGCCCAAGCAGTCAAAAGGCCCAGCACAGTGGATTTGGCTGAGCCCCTAGGTGCAAGTAGATCAATATTTGGTCCAGCAATCTTACGCAGACAAGAACTGTCTTCGTTGGTAACGAAGTGTCTGTTCCAGATCTTATGGTGTTCTGCTGGTGGTTTATCTGCTACGTACTCACAAAAATAACCAAAGTCTTCACGTGCCCTGTTAATTTCATCTTGGTTCTTTACAGGCTTTAAGTTCTGTTTGCGTGCCGCAGCTAGAGCATTACGCCTGTATGCAAGATGTTGATAAGAAGGCACAATAAAGTATTAACCCAGTATTTAAATACTAGCTCACTTCTTACCTTTATCTTTGAACTTCTTGGCAGCCCTAGCCGCTTCTAGGCCTTTCTTGGCAGACTCTTCTGCCTTCTTGCCTTTATCATCGGTATCTTCATCTTTGCCTTTACCAGCCTTCTTCTTGAAGTGCTCAAGAAGTTCGGGAGGCATCTTACCTTTAGCCATTGTCTTATCTAGGAATGTTTAATCACTCGCCGTACATACGACCACGAGCTTGCTTCTTCTTACGAGCCATCTTGTCACGTAAGACTGCACGCTCTTCAATCTTGTCATCAGCACGATTAGACATGCGCTGGCCTTGAACAGTGTCATAATCTTGACGACGCTCACCAGCTTGAAGCAATGCTGTAGGTACACCACCAGCAGAGCCCATGCCGCCCAGCTCATCACCGACATCCTGACGCTCAGCCATCTCACCCATGCGCTGTCTCATGTAACCAGCTTGGGGATCACCGAATTCATTCAGTTGATCAGGCAACCTAGAACGAGAAGCTTGAGCAGCAATCTCAGTCTTCATGGCTTCCCGCATTGGATTTGCTTGAATATCAAGTGAGTCCGGCATGCGGTAAGGACTCAGAGAAGGAATCTGGCCACGGCCTCCCGTGGTAATTTTAGAACCTGCGGCACCCATATCGTTTAAATATCAATATAACTATTTTACGGTAGTTATTCCTCTAACTGCATCTTTGCCCATACGGACATTGTTGCTTCTTCTAAGGGAATCTCAATTGGGTCATCCTTAAAAATTTGCATTAACTCACGGATGGCTCTATCAGCACCAGCCATGAGTAATCCTTTACGGTCTCGATTATTAGTGAACTCTTCTACTTGTGCAATAGTTCCACGTAGCTCTCTCTGCATTTGAGCAATACGTGCAACCCCGGCATCGCGCTTGACTAAACCGGTTTCTACATCAGCGCGAAGTTTGGCAATATCGTCCTGCATGGCATTAATTTCATACAGGAGTTTTTTACGATGATCAGGCTTCGGGTGGTTTAAGTTAACCCAAGCATTGCAATCAGCAATACTCCCACGATAACCAAGAAAACGAGCAAAGAGATATGTTTCAATCGTAGAGTAATTGTCTTCCGCAAAAGACATAAAAGACTCTTGTGTAGAAGAGTCTAGATTATCTACCCAGTAATCGAATACGTCAGAATCGACGTGCTTTCTGGGCCTGGGCGTAATCTCGGGCTTCGTCTTTTTCTCTGAATTCCTGCTGCTGTTTAGCAGAAGCTCGTTGTTCCGTTGCCCCTCTACTGATGGTTTCACGTTCCTGTTTGCCTCGGTCTTCTTCTCTTTTTTTGCCGAACTCGTAAGCGACTCCAGCTGCTTGACGATACTTGTCTAGATCAAACCAGTCATCATCGTCCTGTTGTCCAGGTGGGACCGGAGCTGGGGGTGTTGATGATGTCATACCGACTTGTCCTGCACTTGGTGGTTTGGCGCCTACGACCATTGTTCTATGGAATCAGCTTATTAGAAGTTGCTCATCATGCCTGCGAGACCAGTAGCGAAGATATCGCGACGACCTTCAACAGACTTCTGACGTACCTGACGACCTTTGGAAGCTTCAAGACGCTTAAGGAGTTCCTCAAACTTCTTAATATCAAATCCGTCGTCTTTTCCGGGATTAGTGGACATTTATCTTTTTGATAGACTCACCTAATTATAACAAGTACGTATTTTTAAATCACGCACTGAAATTAAATGAACTGACCAAATTACCCAGAATATTGGATTCCTTGCTGATGTTAGCAATATCCTTAGTACCCTGGTTCTTAAGTTTCTGTACTTCTTGGTCAATCTCACCTTGCAGATTAGTTAGGCCAGCGCTGTACAGGAACTGTCTTGCACTACGCATTGATTGAATGTTCTCTTCAATCTCTGATACAGTGCCAGTGAAATCACCAAAGCCAGGCATCTTAATGCCAGTGGTTCCTTCCAGATCCCC